CAGAGTTTAAAAATGAAGTGATTTGAAAGTGTTTTGAAAATATTTAAAAGTAGATTTGGATAGTTTTACTCGTAGATATAGACGGTCATATTTATGATAAAGAGATAGGAAATTTAAGTGGTTAAGGTGCCATTATTTTTGATAATATCTTTAAGAATTGGTTGGATTTTTTTTTTATTTGGTTGATAGTTGCACCAGAGAAATGGCGTAATTATGAATCATTTAAACAATTTGTTCGATGTGCATTCGTTGGAGATGATGCTATCATAGCAGTGCATCCTAATTGTCAGGGCTTTTACAATCCAGCTTCCATCACTAAAGTATCTGATATGATCAATATGACCTATGAATTCGAGTCTCAAGAATTCGAACATTTTAAAGATTGTTCATTTGTAGGCCACAAATTCATATTGACTAAGATACCAAAAACAGAATTCAAAATGTACCTTCCTCATATTGATTGCGTCAAAATGAGGACTAGTTTTGTGAGGTACAACACCACACGCACATTGTACGCATCTATAATAAGATGTAACGGGCTTAGAATGGAAACATTCGCCTGTGACTCATGTCGCGTATGGTTTAATAACGCATACATATTTCTACGAGATAAGCTGCCAGTACCACATACTGCTGCAGCAAAACAAGCACTATCCACATACTTCACAGATGATCAATTGTGGGAAATCTATTCTAATGTAACACTGGCAGATATATATTGCAGAGAGCAGGAGATCCCTGCCAATAAAATTAGATACTACCCACAACGACAATCAATAAATAGTGTGATAATGCCAACAGAGAAAAAGAAACGTAGACAACGCAAAAAGAAACCAGCTATAAAACTAACCAAGGAAGAGATTGCTAATATCAAGAAGCAAATAGGCTTTAAGAAAATCAATTTTTCTGGCGTTAGCGGTGCTGGTACACGAGTCAAAGGTAGAGGTGATTATACATTATCTGATATCGGCAAATCAATTACAAAACCGTTCCTGGACGACACTAAGTCCGTTGGAACAGTCAATAAAATTGCGAGATCAGTTGGTAGAATTGTTGGTGGTACTGTATTGCCTGGTATGGGCAATGAAATTGGTAACGCGGCATCATGGCTTAGTCGTGCATTTGGTTTTGGAGATTACAAAATAAAGGCAAACTCCTTAATGACACAAAACATTGCACAGTTCAAAGCACATGGTACAATCGAGTTTTCACATAGGGAATTCGTTTCAGATATCAATATGACCACAAACTTTCAAAACAGCACTTATATTATAAATGCTGGTAACTCTACATTATTTCCATGGCTATCAACGATAGCTAAAAATTTCGAACAATATGAGTTCATGGGACTGATCTTTGAGTTTAAATCAACCTCAGCATCAGCAATAGGGAACACAACCACCGGTCTTGGTACTATCATTATGGCAACAGACTATGATGTGTTAGATTCACCATACGCAGATAAACGGGCTATGGAAGTTGCAGAATTTGCAACATCCGGTCCTCCGTGTGTTAATCAAATACATCCTATAGAATGTGATCCTAGACAAAATATAATGAGTAAATTATATATCAAGCCTGGTAACACATATGCTGCACCAGTAGGTTTAGCACCTGCAGATGACTGGAGATTTTCTACCATGGGAAATTTTCAATTAGCAACAACATCTGCACAAGCAGCCTGCTCCGGTGTGGGAGAATTATGGGTTTCCTACCATGTCAAATTATACAAACCGCAACTTGAGGGTTCTAGTTCTGGAGCCATTACCAAGATTCATGCGGGTCTATCAGTAGCAATAGGTGGTTCACCAACACTTAGTTTTGTTGAGTCGAATAACTCAGGTGCTTTTACAGTTTCGTTAGCTTCTGGTAGATTAAGAATTGCTGCACGTACTGATTCAGCTACAGGAACATATTTAGTCACTATGGGAGTTGTGGGGTCTATATCAGATCCAACGATGACCATAACTGGCACACCATACTTTCTGTCTGACAATACCAGCTATATATTACCATATTATGCATATAGCTTTTCAGGAAGCAAAAATCAGAGTGGTGCATCATTTACAAATTTTGCATCCACAAAAGCAAATTCAGTTGCGGGTATTAGTTGTAACCCTGCCTGTCAATCATATATCATTCAATTTTTGAATGCGACAGGTAGTTGTACACTACCAATACCATATTCAGCAGCTAATAATTGTTATGTAGATGTGTATATGGCACCTTACGCTTTAGATTTAGCAGTACCTGACCCAACCACAGCTAGACTTAGTAAAGATGAG